TGGCCTGAAGAAGTCCAGCAAATGGGGATGGGTGATCCCCGGCCCGAATTCGTGGGGGACCTCGTGGGGGAATCACGGCCGGTTCGCCATGAACGAACAGCTGCTCTACAACCGGGCGAACGACGCCGACGCTTGCCTGGTCAAGTTCACGGTGATCGACCCTCAGGATACGAACGACCCGCCGCCCGTGACCGGCTGAACCGAGGCTATCCATGTCTCTGCTCTACTTCCTCGTCCTGATCGTCGGCGTCGCCATCGCCATCTGGGCGATTACGGCGCTGGTGGCCGACGGACGTATCCGAAACATCCTACTGATTGCACTCGCCGTTTTCGTGGTCCTGATCCTGCTCCGCGGGTTCGGCGTCCTGGGTATGCTTTCGGAGGTCCGCGCCTGATGGGATGGTCACGAATCGTTAAGTGGGCCAGCGCCCACGCCGCGGCGTTCGGCGGCCTGTTCACGGCCGCCTACCTGGCCTACAACAAACAATACGAAGTCGCCTGGGTGGCGTTCCTTGCCGCAATGGCCGGGTTCGGACTGAATATCCCGGTCGGACTCCAGCCCAACACCAAGGACCGCGCCGGAAGCCTGATCAGCCAGGAAACCACCCCGCCCAGCCTCCCCCCGATGGCCCCGGGGACTAATCTTCCTAAATCTTCCTAGCTAGGACAAAAAAGGCAAGCCATGCCGCGTTCGTCCGTCGTACAATAGGAAGAGGATTCTTCCCATGATGCGGCGGACACGCCCATGTTGCTCGGGGAAATCGACTGGATCGGGTTAAGGCTTGCCGTCACGGGCGTTGTCGCCCTGGTGGGCATGGCCGTCGCCCACTGCGCCATCCCGATCGCGCTGGGCGTGGTCTGGTGGCGACGTCGCCGAGAGATCGGCAAGTTGACCCTTACCATCTCCTTCTTCTGTCTCTTCGGCCTGTCGGTCGTGATCGTCTGGCTGGATGCGGCCATGTTCCACCGGCTGGGCAATACCCACGTCCTGGCCACCACGGTGCTGATCGTGGCGATCCTCCGCAGCGTCTCGGCGATCTACATCATCCGGGTCACCATGTGGGTCATGTCCGAAAGTCAGTCCGCCAAGATGCGGGAACTGGCGGAACGGATCACCGATTCCAGCTATGACCTGATCTCCTCCAACGAACGATTGAAGCTGGCGTGGCGGTCCGAGATGGACGAGCGGGAAAAGACGCTCCGGTTGCTGGACGAAAAACGCATGCTCATATCCACGCTGGAACGCCAGCTGGCCGTCCGGGCGCGAATCGAAGAGATCGAAGCCACCGTCAGAACGTACAAGGATACGACCGAGTGAACATGATGATCGACCCGTCGTCCCTGACGATCTTCAAAGATTCGTTTATGGGCGTGGCGTTCATCTCCCTCATTCTCATGGTCGGGTTCCTCGTCCGAGCCTACTCCACCCTGCGCAAGAACGACCTCGAGAACTATCAGAAGGAACGTGAGCTGGACCGGGCCGAACGACGGGCCGACCGGGACGCCATCGATCATGTCGTCGCCCGATTCGAAGTCGGTCAGCAGCGGTTCGAAACGCACAACCACGAGATATTCGAACGGGTCGTGGGAGTCACCGCCGACGTGGTCCAAGCGGTCGGCGGACTCAAGAACGCAGTCGAGAACCACGCCCGAACCGTGAACGGACTGCAGCGGATCGTCGAGAACCTACAGACCAACGTGGAAGAGATCCGCCACGATCGCGGGCGGACCCGGATCGAAGTCGTGGAACCCGCCAAGGGCTTGCCGCAAGGCTAATGGAACATCCACCGAATCATCGGTGAATCATCGGTTATGCCATTTCCCAACCCGGATACCCAATTCAAGCCCGGCAATAAAATGTCCGTCGGACGTCCCAATCCGACGGATTTGACCGGCCGACTTCGCAAGATGCTCGATCGCATGGACGAGGCGCAAGGCAAGCAAGTCGCCGACGTCTTCGTGGAGGTCGTGCTCCAGGCCGGTCTCCAGGGCGACTTCAAGTTCGTCAAAGAAATCTTCGATCGGATCGACGGCAAGGTACCCGATCGGATCATCGACGAGACGCAGACGACCTACCTGGACATCCCCGACGACGAGCCCGACGTTGAGCCCCGACGAGTGGAAAACCCTGAAGAGGGAATGCCGTGACAACCCCTCCCGATTCAACCGACGCATCCTCGGCCGAAGCGCCTTCTGGTGGCGACAGCACGACATCGCCGAAAGCGTCCGAGATCACGCCGTCACTCTGGTACCAGCCGGGAACGGGGTGGGTAAATCCTACGTCGATGCGGGCATTATCCTATGGTTCGCGGCGAACCGCCCGAACTGCCTCGTCCTCGCGACCGCACCGAGTCAAACACAGCTAGAAGAGGTCCTGTGGAAAGAGGTGGAACGGGCCTATACCGGGGCTCGCGTGCCGCTGTCGAGTAAGGGCCGCATCCTCAAGAACCCGCTGAAGATCGACCTGGGCGACGACCGCCAGGCGTTGGCGTATAGCACGACCAAGACGGAGCGATTGAGCGGCCACCACCGGCCGAACCTATTGGCCGTCCTGGACGAATCGAGCGGGATCGAGCCGCCCATCTGGGAGGCGATCAACAGCTGCAACCCGTCGCGTTGGCTGTGCACGGGCAATCCGCTGAGGCCGGACGGCGAGTTCTACGAACGGGTGATGAAGGCGGAAAGGAATCCCGGTGTTAATGTCATCACTATTCCTGCTACTGACAGCCCAGATATTCATCTCGATCGGTCTCCACGAGGTCTGTCGGACGCTGGATTCCTTGAGCAGTCGCGTAACGACTATGGAGAGGGCTCTCTCTGGTGGCTTCCCCACGTCGAAGCCCGGTTCCCCGACTCGGCCGACGATTCGCTCTTGAACCGGGCGTGGCTGGACCGAGCGGCCACGGCCAAGCATCAGCCACAAGGGAACGCCCGGATCGCGGTGGACCTGGGCGGCGGCAACGCGGGCGATCGATCGGTGATCCTATGTCGTGACGAGAACGGACTCCTGGCGTTGGAGCACTCCAATGTTTGGGACCTGGGAGATACGGCCGCGCGAACGGCGACGTTGGCTAGAAAACATGCCGTACCAGCCTCCCGTATTTCGTTCGACGTCGGCGGACTCGGCTTCGATTTCGCTAATCGCCTGGCCTCCGTCGGCTTGGCTGGTGCGACACCTTACCTCGGCGGCGCATCCGGAGGGGATCTGTACGGCAACCTGCGAAGCGCCGCCGCCTGGCTGATGCGTCAACGGCTCGATCCCGACCACAAGCACAACGGCCGGGTCCCGCCCGCGTTCGCCATCCGATCGGAGTGGATGGCCCTCATGCGGCGTGAGCTCCAGGGCATGCGGTACACGCTGGGCGAGCGCGACAAGGTGTCGCTCCAGAAGAAGGAAGACTTCACCAAGATGCTCGGTCATTCGCCCGACTTCGCCGATTGCTTCGCCATGTCATTCGCATTTCCGAACCTGTGAGCGGCCAATGACCCCCGAGCAACTTATCGAAGCGATCAAGGCGGCCAGCCTTGAGCAATTGGCCGAGATCCGGGCCCGGCTGATGCTTGTCGCGCCCCCGCTCGCGCCCTATTTCTGGCCCCACTATTACTACCAGCGACCCTATCAGCATCCCTATCCGGGTTATCAGTACTGCATATCGAATTCGTCCGAGATGATCGCGCCTCCGCTGCAACAGGGCGTCGTCGAATAAATGATCGACATCAACGCGGTGGAAGACGAGATCCTGGCCGGGCTTCCCAACGAGGAAGCCAACGGGCGGATCAAGTGCGCGCTGAAGAACCTGGATTACTACCAGGGCAACTTCGAGAAGTATCCGTACCGGCCCGACGACGGGACGCCCTACCAGGACCCGCGCTATCGCCGGACGTCCGCTATCATGCAGCGGATTGTCAAGGTCCTGACGGGCAACCTCTACCAGCAAGGCCCCAACCGCTCGATCCCCACGGACACGGCGGCCGAGGATTGGCTGAACGGAGTCTACAAGGCCAACGCGATCGACGCCCGGCTGCAGCAAGCGGACCGGCTGGCCTGCATCGGCGACGTCTGTGCGATCCAGGTGGTCGACAACATCGGCCCCGACTCGTTCTATCGCCCCGTCAAGCATGTCCTGTGGGGCGCGGAATCGTTCTATGTCTGGCTGGACCCGGAAGATCAGACCCGCCCGGAAGCCGTCGCCACCAAGGACGAGTACGACAATCAGCGACGTCTCACCTTGTGGACGTCCCTGGAACGGCGGACGTATCTCACCGACAAGCTGAAGCCGGGCCAGACGGCGGACGGACGGGCCTACAAGCTGGTCCAGCGCATCCCCAACCCGTTCGGCCTGATCCCGTTTTCGTTCGTCCATTTCGAGTTCCCCACGACCGACTTCTGGAGCGGGGGGCCGGGCGACGAGCTGAGGAACGTCAATGATTACATCAACTTCCGCCTGACCGAGACCGGGGACAATTTGCGCTACGTCGGGAGGCCGCTGGGGATCGCCCAGGGCGTCAGCCCGGAGTGGCGGCCCCCGAGTCCGATCCGACCGGGCGACTTCATGTCTCTGCCCGCGGGCGGGCTGAACGCCGCGGGTCAGGGGCCGGGACCGGACCTGAAGTATCTCCAGGCGGATATGGGTTTCATCGAATCGGAGTGGTCGGACCTGAATGCCTACATCGACCACACGCTGGAGATGCACGGCGTCCCGCCCGCCACGATTCGGATGGTCCAGGATAGCGCCCGCTCGGGCGTATCGATCATCGCCGAACAGGCCCCGTTGATCTTGTGGGCGAAGAGCCGACAGCGGCCGTTCGCCTACTACGAATCGGACCTGGCCCGGATCACGTTGGCCGTCGGGGGGATGCACCTGACCGCGAACGGCTTGCCCGCCCCCGGATCGACCACGGAAGAGGACCCGGGCCTGGTGCTGCGGTGGCCGGACATGTTCCCGGACATGCCGGGCCCGGAACGGGACCTGAGCGATCAATGGTTGCTCGACAACAAGCTGACCAGCCGGACCATGATCCTGATGCGGCGGGAAGGGCTCACGAGGGAAGAGGCGGAGGAGAAGCTGGAGGAGATCGCCGAGGACCTCGCGAAAGAGCAACAGCTGTTCCCGCCGCCCATGATCGACCCGAACACCGGACAAGAGCTTCCGCCCGGCGTCGAACCGCCCGACCCCGATCAAGACTTGGCCAAGGAGAAAGAGGAAGCCGCCAGTAACGGCTACGCACCATGAGCGAATCAGACCACGCGAACGACTTCATCAAGCGGATCGGCGAACTGTCGGCCGAGAACAAGGGCTATCGCCTGAAGGCGTCGAAGTACAAGGGAGAGGCGGAGGCCGCGCGCAAGGAAGCCGACGAGTGGAAGGCCAAGATGGAGGCGTCCGTCAAGGACGCCGAGACGTGGCGGGCCAAGGCCGAGAGTACCCCTTCGGAGATGAAGGGCAAGATTGACGAGCTGACGAAACAACTTCGGATGCGGGACCACAAGGACGCCTGGAAGGAAGTCGCCGCCGACCTGGCGGAGAAGGTGTCCGTGGAATCCCTGTGGAAACTGATCGGCCACGACCCGGCGTCCTCGGACGTCGACGTTGAAGCCGTCAAGACGATGGTGGATGCGGCGAAGGCCGAACATCCCTATCTGTTCAAGGGCGCAGACGCGCCCGCGGGTGAACCGCCCGTCAATGGTTCAAGCGCCCACCGAGCCTTGCAAAACGGCTTGGGGGGAGGTCGAGGAGCCCTCGACACGTCTTCCTCTCGTTTTACCGTCCGATCGTCGGACCTGAGTAATCCCGAGTGGATGCGCATGAATCAATCCGCCTACGTGAAAGCGTGCACCGAAGGCACGATCACGCTCGTGGACTGATGTAGCCCGCAAAGGGCTTGCATCCGATGGCCAACACTCTCACGGGGATCTTTCAGACCCTCGTCGTCCCCGCCACGGCCGCGGGCGCGCAAGCGCCCAAGTTCCGGAACGGGATGATCGAGCGGGTCTACACGCAATACCGCGGCATGCATGGCGAAGTCGGGAATACCTTGAACGTGGTCATTCCCAAGGTCAACGTCGGCAACGTGGTGAATATCGGAAACGGGCCGATCTCGGTCCAGGACCGGGACCATACCACGGTGCCGATCACCATCGACCAGAACCAATCCGACGCGGCGGTGATCCGGTCGTTCGATCAGATCCGGACGCCCTACGACCTGCAGGTCCAGTACACCGACGCGATGATGGAAGAGGTGTTGCGCAAGGTGAACGGGTCGATTGCGGCCCTGGCCACCACCGGCAACTTCAACAGCTACACCACGATCACCGGCGGTACGAACCTGTTCACACGGCTCAACATCGCCAGTGCGTGGGAAAACCTCGTGCTGGCCGGTGCGCCGATGAACGAGCGCGACGTCTTCATGATCGCCCATCCGATCCCCTACGGGACCATGATCGGCGACGCCACCCAGAACTTCATCCAGCAGTACATCGTCGGCGAAGCGGGGGCGCTTGCGGCCCAGAACACCGCCCGACTGATGCCCCAATTCCAGGCGCAGATCGACTACGACCAGCAGATGCCGGTCGTGGCCACGAAGTATTCCGCCCTGTTCTTCCACCGATACGCGATCGCGTTGGTGCCGGTCCTCCAGCCGCCCGCCGGTTCGGCGATCGTGATGGAAACGACCGTCTATCCGCGGCCGGGCCTGCCCGTCCGGGTCCAGCTCTGGTACGACCCCCAGCAACAGGGGTACGTGCTCCACATGAACTGCGTCTATGCGTTGAAAGTCGTCCGCCCCGAGTTCGGCTCCTACATGGAAGCCGCCTAACACAAGGAGAAGACTCATGGCGACCGGCGATCAATTCGACGTGGTTCGACCCCTGATGATGCAAGGGGACACCGGTTTTCTCGGGGCGGGCCGACTGCGAGGCAGCTCGGCCACCAGCCCCAACATCGGCGGAGTGCCGCTCTCCACCGACACGCAGGGATACGAGTTCATCTCGCGCATCCCGGCCAACGGTACGCCGTTGCCCACAGGCTTGACGTTCGGCGTCCAGCTCGTGGACGACCCGAATAACCCCAACGCTTCGGGGGCGGTCCGGATCGGGATCACGGTCAAGCGCATCGTATCGGGTACGGACGATACGACCAGCGGGACCTCGGCCTCGGCCGAGACCTTGACCACAATCACAATGCCCTCCACCACCGGCGTGGCGATCCTGACCAGTATCGCGATTGCCAACGCTGCGTTGGACTCGATCGCGGCGAGCGATAGCTATATCGTCCGCATCCGACGCAAGAAGTCGGACGCGCTGGACACGCATACCGGCACGGTGTTGCTGACGCTGGTGACGGTCCGCGATACCTGATCGTTAATCGATAGTTCCTCCATCCCGGGGGGCGGGTCCTGGCGGGCCCGTCCCTTTCCTTTCCCGGCTCTTCCATCATCCCGAGTTGATATGGTCGCCTACTACGTCCGCACCACCACCGGGTCGAATTCCAATAATGGCCTGTCCGCGGGCGCGGCCTGGCAGACCATCGGCAAGGCCCTCACCACGATCACGGCGTCCGGGTCGGGCGACACGGTGTACGTGGGTAGCGGCATCTACCGGGAACAGATCACGGCCCCCACGGTCGTCGGAACGTCCGGGTCGAACCTGAACATCATCGCCGATATCGACGGGACGAATACCACCGACCCGCCCGGGGACGTGGAGCTGTCCGCCTACACGTCCGGGGACACGTCGGCGTCGCCCACGACCAATCCCGCGCTGAACCAAAATAAAGCCTACTATCTGTGGACCGGGTTCACGTTCGTCGGCTCGTCCGCGGCCATCGGCTCGTGCGTGACGCTGCCCTCCACCAGCAATAACTGCCAGTTCATCCGGTGCCACTTCATCAGTCCGCTGATCACGGCCAACGTGGTCTCGATCACGCAAGCCTCCGCCGCCGCGACGATCGGTCACACGTTCGATAGCTGCGTGTTCAACGGCGGCGGCGTCCAGATCCTTTTGACGATGACGGACCCCAACAGCACCAGCAATCCCGATTGCGGGGTGACGATCAAGAATTGTTATTTCGACGGCGGTACCGGCACGACGGGGGTGAAGGGCGTGGGGCCCGGCTCGATCGGCAACACCGGCAAGCCGGGCGGGGTGACGATCTTCAACTGTCTGTTCAAAGGGGGCGTGGCGGGCGTCCAGACGACTTCGGCCAATTGGTCGACCGTCACGCCGATGCTGGTCTATAACTCGATCGTGTGGAACAACACGACCGGGATGAACGCCGCGGCGGCGGGCCAGATCGTGGAGGACTACTGCTACATCGGCCCGTCCGGGACCGTGCGAACGAACGTCACGGCGGGGACGCATAGCCAATCGGGAAGCGGCTGGTATCCTCGCTTCGAGCTCTTCCAATGGCTGTTCGGAGGGCGGAAGGAACGACCGTTCTTCGGACCGGCGGCCACATCGATGCTCTCGGGGTTCGGCAACGTCGCCTCGATCTCGCCCACCGTGGACATGCAGAATCGGCCTCGCCCCTCGGGCGCGGGGATCGCGGTCTCTTCCATCGGCCCGTTCGAACGGCATGACGTCCTGGGCAAGGAATTGACCACGACGGACGCGGGCGGGGTGGCGTTCAGCCAGCTGGGCACCTACGACCACGACCTGTTCGTCCCGGTCACGTCGAACGTGACCTCGATCGCCATCAAGGTCCAATGGGACGGCTCGTATGGGGCGGGGACTCTCCCCCAGGTCCTGCTTGTGGCCAATGCCGAGTGCAACGTGACCACGCAGACCGTCACGGCGACCGGATCGGCGTCGGCGTGGAACACGATCACCCTGGCCAACTTCACGCCCTCCGTCACCGGCGTGGTCAAGGTCCGACTGATCTCCTATGCCGCCGCGGCGGGTAAGGTGTCGTGGGACACCGCGACGATCAACCCGGTCGTGTCTACGCTGGGATGCGGTTTCTTCCGCCGCGGCGAACCGGCCGTGTTCCTGACGGGCGATTCGGGCGTTGTCCCGGACCCGCTGGCCGCGATCGTACCGGCCAGCTATCCGGTGAACACCGTGGGCTACCGGATCGGCACGTACCTGACCGGCGTCGGCGGCGGCGATACGCCGGGGACGACCACGCTCTTGTCGAGGATCACCGGCTCGCTCGCCCCGACGACCGGGGACGCTTACGCCCGGTTGGGAGCTCCCACGGGGGCGTCGATTGCGGCGGACATCCAGACCCGATCGACCTATGCGGGCGGGGACACGTCCGGGACCACAACGTTGCTCACTCGAGTTCCGGGCACGGTCCAACCTCAGACCGGGGACTCGTTCGCCCGTCTGGGCGCGCCGTCCGGTGCGTCGATCGCGGCGGACGTCCAGACCCGTTCCACCTATGCCGGTGGCGACACCAGCGGGACGACCACGCTATTGACCCGGATCACCGGCGCGGTTGCTCCGACGACCGGGGACGCCTACGCCCGATTGGGCGCGCCGGTCGGCGCGTCGATCTCCGCCGACATCCAGACCCGTTCCACCTATGCGGGCGGGGCGGTGGCCTCCGTCACGGCGGCGGTGATCGTGGGCGGCTACTCGGTCAATCAGGACCCGGCCACGCTGGTGCTCGATACGGCCGCATCGGGCCACAACATCGACGGCTCGGTGGGGTCCAAGATTTTCGCTTCCGGCACGATCCCCGATCCGTGGGCCTCGTCGGTGCCCGCCGGCTACGCTCCGGGCCAGGCCGGTTACGTGTTGGCGTTAATCAACTCCAATCTGTCGGCGGGCGTGGTGCTGACCTCCGCGGGGCTGGATGGGGTTGTCATCGAGGCGGGGATCAACGCCCGCCAGGCGTTGGCCGAGATCGGCGCGGCCGCGGCCGGGACGATGGCGGGTAAGGGAACTCCCACCCAGACGTTCGCCGCGATGGGCGGGACCGCAACGCGAATCGTCGCCTCCACGGACTCGACCGGGCGTACCGCGGTCAATCTCACACCACCGGCCTGAGGAACGCTCCATGCCATCCGGTTCCGTCGGCGGCGCGGCCGCCGTCCCGTTCCCGATCTACCGCTACGACGTCTCCAAGTGGGGCGCGGTTGCGGGCGACACCACCGGCTTGCTGGATATCGGCCTGGAGGCGATCCGGGCGGACATCATCTCCACGAGGGCGGGGCTGACCGGCAACACCGGAGGCTGTGAGATTTATTTCCCGTCGTCGGATCTTCCGTGGAAGCTGCGTTTTCCCTTCTGTGTCGACCTGGACAACGTGGTGTTGCGCGGGGCGGGCCGGGAGGCGACCACGATCACGACAAGCAACGGCGTGTTCCCGCCGTTCTTCCTGGGCCTGTCGCGCGTGGCCGCATCGGGCGGCGGCCCGTCCACGATCCTGGCGGCGAACTGGCCGGACCTGTACCAAAAGCTGGAAACGTCCGCGGCGTCGGCGACGGGCAAGCGGTACGGCTTGCGGTTCCCGTTCAATGGGGGCGTCTGCGATACCCACGCCACGTTTCCGCTGGGCTCGTCGTTCTCGATCGGCGCGCAAGATCACTACCAGACCATGCAGAAGATGACCCTGGATTTGTGCATGGACGGGTACGGGTCGGTCCTGAAGGCGGGCCCGATCTGCGGGATGGCGGACGGGCACGGCGTTTCGCCCTGGTACTTGCGCATCTCGGGCAACAACACCGGATCGAACTTGTTGGAATTCCGGTTGGCCACGTCCGATTGTACGGTCAACCTGAACCAGTATTACATGGTTACGGTTCCGATCGATTCCAGCTGGACCCAGATCGTGCGGATCTCGGTGCAGGTGGATTTGACACAGGCGTTGCCGGTGTCGATCTGGGCGTCCAACACGGCTTACGGCGGCGGTACGGCGACGGTCCGGGTGAAGCAAACGGTGTCGGCGATCACGGCCGTGGGCTCGCCCCCGGCCTATTCCTCCGGTAAGACGTTCGCGCAGAACGAACAGTATCCGTTCCAGCTGGGCATCATGTCCATGTACTCCAACGCCGGGACGGACGTGTTCGCGGCCACGGACATGTCGATCTATGGCTTGTTGCTGGAAAACGGACTCTTGTACGACAACACCGGGGGAACCGGATCGCCACAGGCCCGGATCGACACGCTGGGCGCGACCGACGTCCGGACCTACTTCACGGCCCGGACGACCACGATCGGATACATCGACAGCTCGCTCAATTCGACGTCGGCGAACCTCGATCCGCGGCTGAGGACCAATTACCCGACCACCAACCCGGCCACGGCTCCGTACCGGATGCAAGGCCGATTGATCCCGTACCAGCACGGAGCGGCTTCGGGCGCGTCCAGTTACGGTTACGGGCTGTTCATCGGCAATAAGAGCCAGGGCGGCGGTTCCAATTCGATGATCTCCAGCACGTCCGTCCGGGACATGACGGTCCAAATGCTGGCGGACGTGGATTGTGCGATCGCGGTCGGGGCGGACCTCCAGCCGGTGCTGCGCAACGTCCGGGCCGTGGGCGGCTGGCATGGAATCGGCTCGTTGCAGATGGGCGTCCAGTGGACGACGTGGATCGATGATTGCGAATGCTACGGCCGGGACGCCCACATTTTCGCCTCCCAATCGCAGATCGTGATCACCAATTTCCGGTCGTTCTCGATCGCCAAGGAAGCCAATTTCCGGTTCACCGGATGCGCCGCGATCATCGACGCCATGTTCCTCCAGGGCAACGCCACCGGCAAATACGCGATCGTCCAGCACTCGCCCAGCGGGCCCACGTCGTTGAACGTCAAGCACCTGAGACATGACAACGAGGGCGGCCCGTTTCCCACGACCGCATTGATCCGGGCGGAGAACGGCGGCGGCGGATTCGTGACCCAGATCACGCTGGAGGATATCGGCCTGGGCACGATCGCGGCGGGCGGGTCGATCATCCTCCTGGACACGACGCCCCGCCCCAACGTCGTTTTCGCGACGATGAAGGTGGACATCAACGGGCTGAACTGTTCCGACGGCCAGGAATTGGCCGTGGTCCAGATCATGGGCGACGGGACGTTGGTGGAGGGCGAGATCCGTAACGTATCCATGTACGACGATCAGCCGGTGATCTACTGCAACACCACGCAAGGAACGTCCGGGTTCCAATCGACTCACCGGCAATACGGCGGTCCGCCCACGACGAATTACTGGAACGCCGGGAGTCACCGAATCCTCCCGCCCGCCCCGACGGAAGGCCAGTTCACCGAGATTCGGTGTCTGACCTCGGGCCAGTACGGCACGGCGACCCCGCCCGTCTGGATCGGCCTGGGCGCGATCGATTACGACGGCGGATCGGGCCTTGCGGCCTATGTGTTACCGACCCACTACATCACCCCGCCGGTACTCTCCTAAATGGCCGCTACGATCATTAAAGGGTTCTTCACGAACGCCTTCGTGGAGATGTGCCTGAACTCCGGGATGCGGAATATCGCATTCACACAAGGGATTGTGTCGATCGGCCTGTCCAAGAACAACGCCGATCGGCTGGGCTCGTTCTCCGAGCCGTCGGGCGGAAGTTACGCCCGGGTGGCGGTCCCGGCGGTCTCGTGGTCCACGGCGGGGACGCCCGGGCCGCATCAGATGTGGAACACGGCCGCGGTGAACTTCCCCGCCCCCACCGCGGACTGGACCACGGCCGGGACGAACCAGCGGATTCGCTCGCTGTTCGCGATCAACGTCACCACAAGCATGATCATCTGGACGGCGGACCTGGCCACGCCGGTCCAGGTGCTTTCCGGCGGGGCGGCCCGTTCGTTCGCGATCAACAGCATCCTCATTTCCATGTGACGCCATGATTCCAAAACGACGAAAAACACCGGCTTTGACTTATGTGTCAAATGTCCTCGCGGTTACAGCTTTCCAGTGGCGACCGGACGTCGAGTTCGAGGGCGTAACGATACCCCGCGAAGATGGCGACCCGCTCGGCACCGGTTGTATTTGGATCGACCGAGCCCGGACATTGCCCGCCGTGATCCGGGACGGCGATTGGGTCGTATTTATGACCAACGATCGGCGGATCATACTGTCCGAGGTCGCTTTCGCCGTGCTGTTCGCCGCAATCCCGCACCAAATGTAAAGAGACCGTCGCCGATGCCGATCCACGTCGATTTTCTGGCCACCCCGGGCGGCTCGCTGGGATATTCGCTCCGTCGTCGATCCACCGGATTGATCTACGACACCACCGCGCTATCCTTCTCGGCCACCCCGGCGACGTCGATCGCAAGTTTGACCGAAGGGACGTTGAACTATGTGGGGATTTATACCGGAGACCTGGCGTCAACGCCGTCCGGGACGTTCCCCGATGACTGGTATGACGCGATCATCCATAACGTCGCGTCGGCAAACGCGCCGATCGGCGTGCTGGGTTTCTACATGTTCGGCGGGGATGAAGTGCTCCCGGGCGGAACGGCTCCGCCCACGGCCGCGGCCATTCGGACCGAGATGGACACAAACAGCACCAAGCTGGCGTTCCTGACCGGCCCCGCGGCCACGGCAAGCCAGATCCCGGCCAACTTCTCCACGATCTCGATCACGGCGGGCGTGTTCTCGGCCACGTCGCTATCGCTCGCCCCCGCAGCCCCCACCGTCACGGCCATCCGGACGGAGATGGACAACAACTCCACGAAGTTGAACAGGATCACCGGCAACGTGGCGTTGGCCTCCCAGATTCCCCTGAACCTATCCGCCGTGGTCATCAATTCCAGCGGAGTCATCTCGGCCGCCGCACTGGTGAACGCCCCCGGCGGGTCCGCCCCGTCGGCCGTCGCCATCCGAACCGAGATGGACACGAACAGCACCAAGCTGGCCTACCTGACGGGCCCGGTGGCCACGGCCGCCATGCTCCCGGCGAATCTGAATACGCTGGGCATCTCGGCGGGGAGCTACGACGCCACCGCGCTGGTGAACGCCCCCGCGGGCGGAGGGGGAGGCGGCGGAGGTCCCACGGCCGCCCAGATCCGGGTGGAGATGGACACGAACAGCACCAAGCTGGCGTTCCTGACCGGGGCCGTGGCCACGGCCGCCCAGATCCCGGCGAACCTGAATACGCTGGTCATTTCGGGCGCTGGCCAGTACGACGCCTCCGCCCTGGCCAACGCACCGGGCGGGACATTCCCGACGGCGGTCGCCATCCGGACCGAGATGGATTCCAACTCCACGAAGCTGGCCCACCTGACCGCCGACGTGGCCACGGCCGCCATGCTCCCGGCCAATCTCGCCACGCTGTCGATCACGGCCGGGGCGTTCGCCATGGGGACGTTCGCCAACATGCCGTTGGCTCCGACGGTGGCCGCGATCCGGGGCGAGTTGGACACGAACAGCGTCCGGCTGGCGAACCTGACCGGGCCGGTGGCGACCGCCGCCAGTATCCCCACGAACCTATCCACCCTGGGCATCACGGCCGGTGCGTTCGACGCCTCCGCTCTGATCCACGCTCCCACCGGCGGCGGCTCGGCCGTGGCCGTGGACGGCTCGGGCCGGGTGATCCTCCAGCCGTCCGGGCTGGACGCCGTCGGCGTGGAATCGGGGCTGAACGCCCGCCAGGCCCTATCGATCACCGCGGCCTCGGCGGCCGGCACGCTCTCGGGGACGGAGAACTCCGCCCCCCAGATCATGGGCGCGGGCGTGTCGGACTTGCGGATCTCGTCCGTCACCGACGGGCTGGGCAATCGCGTGACGATCATCCACCCGCCCGCATGAGGATTGACCGATGCCCGTGACCGGATTCTTCGGGTCCACCTTCTACGGCCCGCCGGCGCAAAGCACGCCCGAGCCGCCCCCTTCGGGGGACCCGGGCGTCTACTTCGCCGAACAGTATTTCGTGGACGAATACTGGACCGGCGAATACTGGCCCAACATCAGCGGATTCGAGCCGTCCAGCCGGGGCCCCGACCCGTCCCGGACGATCGCCGTGACGGCGGCCGGATCGGTGGACCCGGCCCGTTCCACCATTACGGAGTTTTGACCGATGCCGCAAACACTCGGGCCGCAATCCAAAGGCGTGGACCGCGATTATCAGTTGACGATCCGCGACTCGGCGGGCCAGCCGGTGGGCGCGTTCACGCTGGCGTCGGGCCTATCGGCGGTGATCTGGGCGGGCGACGATACCGCCGTCCTGGCCACCCCGGCGGTGTCGTGGCTGAACCCGGCCGTGGGGACGATCAAGCTGACGATTTCGGCGGGGAACCTCGCGCCCACGGAACCGGGGACGTACCACCTGGTCGTCAAGATCACGGATGACGCCCGAGTCTTCACGGCGTTCGACGGGTATATCGCCGTGGACCCCGCCCCCGGCGTGGCGTCGGCCGGTCCGGTGTATTGCGACTTCCGGGACATGCTGACGTACTACGCCGCGGTGGGCCAGCTGCAAGCCGCCTCCGATCAGGCCGGGTTCGCCGAAGCTCGAGCCCGGGCCCGGACGTGGTTCGATAACGCGATCCTCCGCCGGTACGTCCCCTCCAATCAGTTCGCCTCCACGGTCGGGTTCGGTCCGCCGTTCTACGGCGTCCAGCAAGGAGTGGGCGGGTCCGTGGCCGGTCGGGCGGGCCGGTCCAAGTGGCTGAGGGACCAGCTGGCCGCGAACTTGTTGATGGTCACGGACACGGTGAAAGAGATCAACGCCAAGAAGGCGATCTCGATTGTCTGTGGAGCACAAATCGGCTCCGACGGCAAGCGGACCGGGTATCAAGATGTGGGCGATCGGTTCAGCTACCAGGCGGAGCACCTGATGTTCGGCTATGCGGCGGAACTGGACCTGAACGGCGACGGCTACCCGGACATCACGGTCAACATGGGAGTGGCCTCCGTCCGATGAGTCTCGCGATCGACCCGGATTACGCCCGGTTCCGCCTCGAGGGCGCGGAGTTCGAACCCGTCCGGTCCCCGGCGTGGGAGACGGCCGACGAGCCGACCCGGCGCGACTACTGGCGGCGGGTGGCCGACTTCGCCGTGATCGCCAAGCGCCGGGAGCTCCGCGAGGGCAAGGACCGGACCGGGAAGAAGCTGAAGCCGGTCAAGATGCAATACCGCCGGGACCACGCCGACGGGCCGCCGCTAAGTCCGCATCGCTCCGTCAGCCGGTTCCAAAAGTGGCTGAGGTCCGCATTCACCGCCGATCACGCCACCCTGTTCTGGTCCCACGGCTGGGCCCGGATCGTGACCTATCACGCCGTGAAGCGCGGGCCCCGCTCTCTGCCCATCCGGGACGTGGTGGGCCTGTCGGACGCCAGTCGTCGTTGGGTGGCCTCGAATATCCGCTTGTGGTGGGAGCACACGCACAGGCCTGCGGCGATCGTCCCGCGGCTGGTCGTCCATTCGACGGACCGGCCCCGGTCGACGTCCAGGGTCGCCTACGTCCCGGCCGGGATGCGTGCGTCTCCGAGGTCCAACAAGATTCAGGTGGTGGACTGATGCCCTACGTCCAATGGCGATCGAGCCCGGCCCTGATCAAGCGGCTGGAGGCGATCCAGGAAGCCGCCCGGCCCGGCTCGTCGGCGTTGAACCGGGTCCGGGCCGACATCCGGCGGATCGTGGTGGACGACCACACCGAGAAGATGATCCGGGGCGTCGATCGGTACGGAATCCAGCGGGTCGCGCTGGCGCCGTCCACGCTGAAGAACAAGCGACGCGGCCCGGGTCCGTCCTTGATCCCGCGGGGAATGCAATCGCGGTTCATCACGAATTTTCAAGCGGTCTGGGAGCCGTCCGGGGGGTACATGCTCCTGACCATGCGATTCACGGACATCCTCTCAAAGCGTGGTAAACAGTTCGCCCACTACCACCTGTTGGGCGCGCCCCGGGCGCACTTGCCGCGGCGGGACGTGGGCGGGATCACCCCGAAGGGCTGGGCCAAGATCGCCGAACGGCACACGCAATACGCCAAGGACCTCGTGAAGATGGGGGGCGGTCGATAAATGGCCACGCCGCTGTTGAAGACGCCGGGCGTCCACTCCGCCTGCTATCGCACCATCGAAATGGTCCTGCGCAATCACGAGGACCTGGGCCTGGTGAAGTCGTGGCGAAGCTGGACCGGCGATTCCACGGACGACGACGAATTCACCCCGGCGTTGTGCCCGCTGGTGAAGCTGACCCCCTACGCCCCGCCGTCCAGTCAGGCCACCGAGAAGACGTACAACTCGGACCTGTATATCAAGATCGAGTCGGCCACGGCGGGGACTCGGGCCGACGACGGCATGGACCTGTGGGACCTGATCATGTCCGCCCTGTTCCCCGGCGACTCCTCCGTCAAGGACCTGATCGGTACGGCGTTACCCGGCGGAGTGGGCGGCTACGCCCTGTGGTTGTTGCAACCGGCGTTCGGCCTGGAACAGACCAAGGACGGCCCGATCACGATCGCGT